TTTGTCTATGATATCTAATATAAATATGATACACTTATCTTCTTCTTTAAATTTTTTATTATTTACCTTGTTTTTAATTTTATCTTCAATATATTTTTTACATAATTTATTCTTCATAAACTCCTTGATATTACAACACGACCTTTTATATTCCCTTTTTCCTAATTCATAAGATAAATGTGAATTTTTATATTTTTTTATTTCATCATAACTATATTGTTTTTTATAAATATTATAAATATTTTGAACTCTATTTAATTCATCAATATAACTTTGTATCATTCTATTAACTTCATATAAATCTGCTTTATTTAATTCTTGATATTCATAAATGTCATCATAAACATCACAAGAGAATACATAGTAATTAAAATATAAAATAATATCTTTTACATTTTTATAATTTATTGATTTTTCATCATATAAATTCTGATTATTAAAGTAATAATATATTATATCTATTAAAAAAATTTCAAAATATTGCTGATAATAGTTAGTAATTAAGTATTTTGGTAGATATGGTTGTATATAATTTGATATATTTAGTTCTGTTATCATATATAATGTTATAAATTATTAGTTTATATATAATCATTTAGTTTTATGAAATTTATATAAAAATAATAATAAAAATATCAAACAATATATTTCAAGAATATTAATAAAATGTTAAGATTAATTATCTATATATTAAGAACCTTCCTCATAAAAATAATTCATAATTATTAACATTTCTTTAAAATCATAAGTATTTATAATAAGATTTTATTCAATAAATTTGATTATAAATTCAATTGTATTTAATATATCTTAATGAATTTGAAATGAATTATATGAGAAATATCAAACGACATATTTCATAATCATTAAGGAAATGTTCGTCTATATATGAAGGAACATTTTTAATAAAATAAAAAAATGATTTTGAATTTAATAAAATTTTTATAAAATGTTTAGTTTCTTGCAATTTATGATTGGTATGAATATTGCCAGAAATCCTTCAATAATATTAGTTGGAGCATTTTATTATAGTTTATATTTAGGTTGTAATGAATTTTGCGAAAGTGCGAATAAAATTTATAATATTCATAAAAATAATGATAATTAAAAAAGTTTGATAAATTATAAACATTATTTATCAAATTATCAAACAAATATTAATAATAAATCAACTTATTTCAATTACTAAATTGATTTAAATAATAATTATATTTTTTTTAGTAATTGTTAATGATAATGGTAATGATAAATATTACTGAAAATTTAACAATTATAGGTAATCCAGGCTGTGGCAAAACGAAATTTATTATTGATTATTGTATTCATCATTTTACGAAGAAAAGTGAATTCATTATTATTACTTTTTCTAATAAAGCTCAAATTGATTTTATTGAAAAAGGAAAAAGAATATCAAATATATTTAGTAATTATAATTGTAAAACTATTCATAAATTAGCATATTTAATTTCTAAAAATATGATAAAAAAATCTAGTGAGAGTAATTTAAATACTCTTATTTTATCAACTTTAAAGATAATAAAAAATGAAGATATTAGTCAAATTTCATTTCTTAAAAATTGTAAAATTATTTTTATAGATGAGGCACAAGATATTAATGAAAATCAATATAATTTAATATTAGAAATATCAAATAAATTAAAAATTCCATTAATCCTCGTTGGAGACCCAAATCAATCCATTTATCAATTTCAAGGTGGAACTGATAAATTTTTATTAAATCATTCAAATTCTAAACATCAACTTATAAATAATTATAGGTCTTCAAATGAAATCGTTGAATTTTGTAAATATTTACGACCTCATAATGATTTACCTCCTATGGAATGTAAAACAAATATTAATGATGATAAACCATTCATTTATATAAATTCTCTTGAAGAAATTAAAAAACATATATTAAATGAAATTAATAAAGGTGATTGTCCGTTAGGTGATATTGCTATTATTGGATCTGTTAAGTTATCTAAAAATAATTTTTCAATAGGACTTCAACAAATATGTAATTTCCTTTTTGATAATAATATTAAATATATACAATATTTTAAGGATACAGAAAAGAATACTTCATTTGATATTAATGAAAAAATTGAGAAAAAAGAAGACCATATAAACATCTTAACTATTCATAGTTCAAAAGGTTTAGAATTTAAAAAGGTATTATGTGTTAATTATCATTTTAAAACATTCAGTAGAAAACCAAGTCAAGAAGATTATAATATTTTTAAATATTTATGGTATGTCGCATTCACAAGAGCAATTAATAAATTGATTATTTATGTTGATGAAACGACTGAAAAAAATAAAATTTTCCCATTCATAAGTGAAGTTCCAAAATCTTTATATAATTCAAATAAAGATTTTAAAATCCTTAAACCTGAATTTGATGATATTAAATGTTTATCATTTCCTATTATTGATACAATAAATAATAATAAATATTTTAATGAAAATAATTATTATAGATTTGAAAATGAATTTAAATATTCAATTGAAAAAGAAGAATTATATAAATTAGATAATGTTAATGATAATGTTAATGAAATTTTTGAATATAATAAATATTCATCGTTATATGGATGTTTCTTTCAAGAATTATTTAATTATTATTGGTATGTTAATAATAAATCTATAAATGATTATATTAATGATGGAATAAATAAAATAAATAATATATTTACTATTTCTTCATTAGAAAAATATAAAGAATATTCAAAATCTATTGCTTTATTAAAAAAACGAGGTTTAATAGATAGTAAAAATTACATAAATAGAATATCAATTGAAGTTAATAAAAATAAATTGGAAAAATGCGAAAGAATATTTTATGATATGATTAAAACATATTCTCAAATATTTATCACAATTGATTTATGTGAATATGATAAAATTTATTATAAATCTTTATATAATTCTTTATTGATAAATGAAAATAAAGAAGAGATAATTTTTAAAATTGTTTTATATAAATATCAATTTGAGAATGAATGTAAAAGATATTTAAAATTTGATTGGACTAATCATATATCTTCAACAAGTATTTATTATAATCATATAAATAATATTACTATAAATAAACCTGATTATAATTTAAATGTAATAACGAGAAATAATCATATTGATATTCACGGAATAATGGATATTATTGATTATAAAAATAAAAATATAATTGAATTAAAATTTGCTAAAACTATTGATATTAAACATATATTACAAATATTTCTTTATAATAATAATTATTATTTTGGAAATAAAATGGAGATTATAAATCTAATGACTGGTATTAAATATATTTATGAATTTAAAAATGAAATTATAAATTTTAATTATTTTTTATGTGATGTTCTTAAAATTAAAATGAATAATAATATAATCATATTAGATATTGAAACAAATACTATTGATGAAGCAATAGATTTTATAATACCTGAAAATACTGAAATAATTGAACGATATTTTTATGAATATAATTTTAAAACTATTTTAAGCGAAGGATTAATTAAAAATAGATATAAATTAACAACATCTCATATAACAGGAATTACAGATGAAGATTTAAAAAATAGTGATAATGATTATGATATTATTAAAAATGATGTTTATAAATTTATGAAATATATGGATAAACCTACATTAATAGCTCATAACGGAGAACGATTTGATTTTCCAATTTTAAAATATCATAATATCATCAATTATGAAGATATTAATAAAAAAGATACTTTATATAAATTAAGATTATTTATTAAAGATGAAATAAAATCAAATAAACTCATTAATTTACATAATTTTATTTGTAAAACAAAAGCAATTCAAAAACATAGAGCAAAAGAAGATGTTATATTATTGATTAATATATTTAATAATCTAAATCTATCTATCAATCAAATTATTTCTTTTTAAAATTCTTTTTTTCTGTTATGACATATTTCATAATTAAATTTTTTCAAAAACTATTTTTTGAGAAAGTTCTTTAACTATTTCACTCTTCTTTAATTTTGAATGTCCTTTAATACAAATAAAGGATGCTAATATCTTAATGTTATAAATAGTATTTTTGCTTATATCTTGATTACACCAACCAAAAAGATAAATGGGACAAGATTATTTATTTTTATACATTCTAAAATTATGTTTTAGGTAATTTCTTAAATGTTCTCTTTTTATTTTGATATTTATTATTTCTTTTATTACTCTTTCTATATCTTCATATGTATTTGGACTTTCTTTCTTGATGTAATGTTTTAATTGACTAAAAAACTCTTCTATTGCATTTGTTTCTGGATGATATGGAACCCTATATAATAAATCATTATTAGTTTCTTCTATAAGTTCTCATATTTGTTTAGAACGATGTATTACAGCATTATCCATAATAATTAAATAATTTTTTATATTTATCTCTAATGCTTTCATTATAAAAATCTAATATATTTTGTGTTTTTAATCCTCCTTTTAGGTCTTTATATAAAACATAATCTATTATTTTATTAGCACTAATTGCAAATAGTAAATTATATCTTTTATAAGGATACTTATATATTTTATCTATTACTCTTGTTCCGCTTTTACTTTTTCAATAAGATGGTTTCATATTTAGATAAATAGAAGTTTCATCTAAACAAATTGTTTTATCATAACTAAACTTTTCTAACTTTTTGTAAAAATGTTTCTAAATCTTCTTTTTCTTGCCCTTTTTTCTTTTCAGGATAATACTTACTTCTTAATTTTTTTCTTGTAATTTTATTTTGATGTAAGATATTGTATATTGAATGGTCTGATAATTTTATTTTGTATTTGTTATTTATCAATTTAGAAAATTCCCATAATGTAGTAGTTGGATATAATTTAACATAACTTTTAACAAATGATATTATTTCTGGTGTGATTTTAGTATTTTTATGTTCTCTTTCTTTTTTCTTAATATTACCATCTTTATTATATTTTATCTTCCATCTTGATAAAGATTGTATTTTACAATTAAATATTTTATTACATACATCTCTCATAGTTTTATTATGTGTTAAGTAATATTTAACAG